CCCAGGACATATCGCTATATACTAATTTAATTGATTTTTAATAATGCCGACGACTTTTCCGCTCAAGAGAAAATCATCTCCCTGATGAATGAAGATCGGTAGATATTTTTCTGTGGAATCCGCTTCTAATACGATTCTGTCGTGAGCCTTGTCGTTTCTGTATCGCTTGATTGTTGCCATTCCGTCGATTACAGCAACGACAATATCGTCATTCTTATAGTTTTTGTACTGGCTATCGACAAGTACGAAGTCACCGCTTTCGATAGTTTTGCCTGGTTCCACTTCAGCCTTGTTCATTGAAGGGCCATCAGCCACCAATGAATATAAACCGTTCTTGTTTCTCGGTAGGAACTTTGTAGATACTTTCAAGTACTGTTCGATGTTCTGCTCGGCGAAAATCGTCGCAGGTCCACAATTAGCTGATCCCATAACCGGAAGCGAATACAAGGTACTGAAATTGGCCTTCTCAACTCCCTTTTTGACCAGCTTGAGGATACCCTCTTCAAGGTTCATCTGAATAAGACCGTCCTTTTCCAGTTCCTGCAAGTGATATTTGGCTGTCTGGGGCTTGTTCTTTGCGCCGACCTGCTCGGCAATTTTCCGCAAGCTCAGTTTGCCCAAGTCTGGGTTATTGGCAATTAGGTCTAAAAGTTGCTTCTGGGTAATATGCATAGGTTCAATCTAGCATTTCTATTGGTAGTTTGCAAGCGAGTTTGTATAATAATTTGACATTTTACACCTCTCTGCTAAAATCGAGGTATATGGAATACGAACTACAACTAAAACCGTTCGTGGAGAAAGAAGGCTGGAAGTACAAGACGATCCAAATTACGGATATCGCTCTGCATACTGCCCATAAACAGCCCACACCTTCCATTGGCAAGAAGATAGCCCAAGCTTTCAAGTTCAAGAAGCCGGGACGAATATACGCACCAATCGATAACACGGCTGAATCGCCTGCACAGCGAATAGCAGTAATCGATCTGCTCAAAAAAGACCCTGATTTCCTGAAAATGGTGCAGGACGAAGAGAAGAACGGCTACAAGATATTGCTCGCACTTCCGAAGGAGATCCCTGTCGTTGCCGGCAAGGATACAATCGAGTTTATAGCCAGTTCAAATGGCCAGAGAATCCTCCGAGGACTTGCAAAAAATAATTAAAGCGTTTAGTATCTAGGTGTAATATTTCTGCGTAGTAAAAAGTAGAATAGTGTATCGCCCCTAAAGCCATGCCTATTCCGCGCAAGAAATAGTATGAAGTTTTTAAGCTTCAGCTATTTCGTGTGTGGAATAGGCTTTTTGTTTATCCATACATTTTATCAAGTATTAACGAATAAATTGTATGAAGAAACTACAATGGCACACGGTGCAAAAAAGGATTGATGATCTCATTCCACAAGAGGTCAATCCACGAATTATTACTGACAAGCAGATGTCAGATCTTAAGCACAGTCTTAAGAAGTACAATCTTGTGGAAATCCCTGCTGTAGACCTTGGCGGACAAATTCTTGCGGGACACCAAAGGATTAAAGCCCTGCAACTCCTTGGCCGTGGCCAGGAAATGATCGACGTGCGGATACCCAATCGCAAACTGACAGCAGACGAAGCCAAGCAGTATCTCATTGCGAGCAACGCCTTGGGTGGTGACTGGGATTTTGAGGCTTTGAAGTCTTTCGATTTAGACCTATTGCTATATTCCGGCTTTGACGACATTCAATTAGCAAAATTCTGGGATGAAGGAAATGAGGTCAAACCAGACAACTTTGAAATCGAAAAGGAATTAAAGAAAATCAAGTTCCCTGTTACTAAACTTGGCGACATCGTCACACTTGGAAACCACAAAATAATCTGCGGAGATTCGACCAAGCAAGAGACACTAAATCGGCTACTACAAAGCGAACGAGCGTCCATGATTTATTCAGATCCAATTTATAATATCCAAATTGATTATGACGGTGGAATTAGTGGAAAGAAAGAATATGGGGGTAATGTAAACGATAACCGAACCATTGAAGAATATCGTACATTCATCCACGACAGCTTGAAAGTGGCGTTAGAAGTTTCTGATCCCAATACGCACGTATTTTATTGGTGTGATCAAATCTATATCGGGCTTATTCAAGATGTATACAGGTCTCTTGGTATCAATAACAAACGTGTATGCCTATGGCTCAAGAATAATCAGAACCCCGTACCTAAGGTCGCATTTAATAAAGTATACGAGCCGGTAGTATATGGACTTCGAGGCAAACCTTACTTGGCGGAGTCGCTTACCAGCCTGAATGAAGTTTTGAACAAGGAAATGGGTAACGGTAATGAACTTATGACCCAAGTTGATGAATTCTTGGACATCTGGACAGCAAAACGACTTTCGGCTAAAAGCTATGAACATGCTACTTCAAAACCAGTAACATTGCACGAGAAAGCAATTAAGCGATGTACAAAACCCGACGATATTATTTTGGATAGCTTCCTCGGATCAGGGAGTACCCTACTCGCCGCTCACCAGCTTGGAAGAAAAGTATATGGCTGTGAGCTCGAGCCAAGATTTTGCGATCTAATAATCAAACGCTTTGAAGCCTTTACTGGCATAAAAGCGAAAGTCCAACACAATGAAGAAAAATAAACTTCAAAATCAGTTCTTTGAGGAACTCGCGAAAGTACCTATTGTGCATGTGGCTTGCGAAAAAACAGGACTTTCCAGAAACAGTGTGTACCGATGGCGAAAGGAAGATAAAGCTTTCGCCACAAAAATGGACAATGCTTTGGCGGATGGTATCGCCTTAGTGAACGATATGAGCGAGAGTCAAATGCTAACCATGATAAAAGAGAAGAACTGGTCAGCGATCAGCTTTTGGCTCCGCCATCGTAACGACAACTACAAGGACAAGATTGAAGTTATAACTCACGAAAAACCCGAAGCACTTACTCCATCGCAAGCGAAGATTGTCCGCCAAGCCTTGAAGCTTGCGGCAATCACTAAATCCAAATCCATTAAGAAAATTAACGAAAAGAAAGCAGATGCCTAAACTTATTGACGATCATCTGGTAAACAAGATGATGAAGGATCGCTTAGTGCGAACTTCGATTACCAAAGAGAGTTTCCTGTACTTCTTCCACTTCTATTATGCCCATTATGTGAAGTACGAAACGGCTGATTTTCAGAAAGAGATTATTCATCACCTGGAAAACAGCCCAACTGAAAACCTATATATCGTGGCGTTTCGTGGCTCTGGAAAATCTACGATGATCACCACTTCCTACCCTATCTGGGCAATTCTCGGAAAACAACAGAAGAAATTCTGTATCATCTTTTGCCAGACCAAAGCCCAAGCAAAGCAGCACATGATGAATATCCGAAGCGAACTCGAAGACAATGACTTGTTGAAAAAGGACTTAGGACCATTTCAAGAAGAAAGTGACGAATGGGGTTCACATTCTCTGGTGTTCACTCAACACGGAGCACGGATCACCGTAGCCTCCAGTGATCAGAGCATTCGCGGACTTCGTCATAACGAATACCGTCCAGACCTTATCATTTGCGATGACGTTGAGGATGTTCAGTCCACCAAGACACGCGAAGGCCGGGAGAAAACCTATAACTGGCTCCGTGGTGAAGTCATCCCGGCTGGCGACCGCAATACGAGACTAATCATAGTCGGCAACTTACTGCACGAAGATTCACTGCTTATGCGAATCAAAGACGAAATCGCCCAGCACAAAGCTTTGGGTGTATTCAAGCAATACCCACTACTTGATGAGCATGGTAATTGCTTATGGCCGGGAAAGTACCCTACAGAAAAAGATATTGAAATGGAAAAACTAAACATTTCAAGTGATTTGTCTTGGCAACGTGAATATCTGCTTCGAATTATTCCGAGCGATGACCAAGTAATTTTTCGTGAATGGATCACCTATTACGACGACCTGCCTAGTATGACGCACCGAGCGTTTAGGGCAACCTATGCAGCGGTAGATCTGGCCATTTCTTCTAGCGAATCAGCAGACTACACTACGA